TAACTATACAAGAAAGCGGAGCAGGTGATATTTGGTCGGCTATAAAAGCCAATGGAATTTTTAAAGGACAGTCTCAAATAGGATGCTATACTGTTCCTAGTGGATATACTGCCTTAATAAATAGGATAGCCTATTCTGTACAAGCATCAAATGAAGCTGAAATTATTTTTATGCAAAGGAATGGGGTTTTGAATACAACTGCGCCTTTTGATGCGCTTAGAGTAATTACAGATATTGATTCCGCAAAAGGCACGACTTCGGTTGATTTTGTCGCTCCCATATCTATACAAGAAGAAACGGATCTAATTTTTATGGGTAAAAGTAAAGGCGGTCAAGAACTCCCGATGACGATAGACTTTGAAATTAAACTTGTACAAAATGGCTAAAGATTCAACCACTCAATTACAGACAGCGTATTATACGTTACTTAATAATAATGTAACCATATCTGGTAGCGCTATACCAATATACGATGATGTACCTTCTAGCGCCACGTACCCATTGATACATTTTAATGATACAACATTAGTTGATAATTCTACTAAAAGCACATTCATGGATGATGTGACATTTAGTTTGTCGGTTGTAGATAGGTTTGGGTTAGATAATGGATCACGTGCTAAGATTAATAGCATAGTAGATCAGGTAAAGCAAATAATAAGAGCAAGACCAGTTCCTTTTAGCTTAAACGATTTTAATGTAATCACCTCAGTGGTAGATAACGATGTCTCAAGAAAGCAACGCACAGATACTTATACCTATTTCATACGCGAGCTAAGATTCCGTCATATCATAGAGGAAAAATAAGGCTGTATTAAAAGTCCTTATATTTTTTTATATTTTACAAAGTTTAACCTAAAAACAAAACTTAATATTATTATGGCCGCAATAAATGGAACTTTAATACTTTTTAAGGTTGATGTCGATGGTGGTACCCCTGCAACGCTGGGAGCGACTACTTCAGCAACTTTGAATATTGACATGGACTTACCTGATGCTTCATCAAAAGACTCAGCAGGGTGGGCAGATCATATACAAGGGCAAAAATCCTGGTCTGTTGATGTAGACGGTATTGCAAACTTTGTATCTTCAACTGGTAATGTAGAAGAATTAGGGAATTATATACTTAACAGAAACACTGTTGATGTTGAATTTGTACCAAATGATTCAGCAGGTGATTTACCTTCTGGTACTTATGTAAAATACACTGGCGAAGCTTCTTGTGCATCTGTAAGCTTTGTAGCAGGGAATGAAGATACCGCAACTCTTTCTGGATCTTTTACTGGAAAAGGCGCGTTAACTGCATCAACCGTTACTAAGGCTTAATGAAGGGAACTAAAAAAGTTACCATAGATGGCAAGGCTTACGCGTTTAAGTTTGACTTAAATGCTTTGGAGCGATTTACTGAAGAAGCAGGGGTAGGATTAAATGGCTTAGATGCAGCGCTTGATAAAGTTGTTAACATTAAGCTATTTATACAAGCCCTTTCAGCTTCAGGAGGTGATGAAATACCCAAAGAAGCTATCGGAACTATGGACTTTGCGCAATTATCCCAAGTGTTTGAACTAGTAAGAGAATCAGTGGGAAACCTGACGGGCCCAAAGTAAAGGGCCAACCGATTGAAAGTTTAGAGGAACTGTACATACTAGGTTATCAAATGGGATTAAAGCCTAACGAGTTAAGGCATACAACAATGTATGATTTCAACTTAATGGCAAGAGCATTTACAGAAAATAGAAAGCATGACTACAATGTTATGCGGATAAACGCTTTTTTAATCTCTGCGTATTCAGGGTTAGAAGGGAAAGCAAGGAAAAAATTAACACCAGAAAAAATGTTCCCCTTAAAATCAAATAGCGAAAAACCAGAAACAGACAAGAAAAAGCTTTTTGATTTAATAAAAATGGTGGAAAAAAGTAGGGGGATGGCATGATAGCTGCTTTAACCGCGAAGATAGGAGCGGATATAACCGGATTAACCAGTGGTCTTAAAAAAGCTGGTAAAGATCTTAATAAATTTGGCAGTGACGTGTCTAGATTTGGAGCGGCAATTTCTGTAGGTATTTCCGCCCCATTAACGGCAGCAGCTACACAAAGCGTAAAAGCTTTTGATACTCAAATACAAGCAGAAAAAAGATTAGAAGCCGCCTTAAGAAGCGCAGGAGAATTTAGCCAAGCGGCTTTACAAGATTTTAAATCTTTTGCCAGTGGACTCCAGCAAGTAACAACTGTAGGTGATGAATCTACATTAAAAATGTTACAACTCGCTAAGTCCATGGGGCTGTCTAATGAGCAAGCTAAAAGCGCGTCTAAAAATGCTATTTCTTTAGCCAAGGCGATGGGTATAAACGAGCAATCTGCTATACGCTATACTGCCGCTTTAGAACAAGGCGATGCTACGATGTTGAATAGGTATCTACCTACTCTTAGGCAAATAGATGACGAGACTGAGCGAGCCGCTAAAGCCCAGGAATTACTAGGTCAAATGTTTAGCGCGGCTACATCTGAGGCTCAAAATGGTTTAGGGCCATTAATACAATTGCAGAATACCCTTGGTGACTTTCAAGAAGATATAGGCGCTATAGTACTAGAGTACATGCAGCCTTTTATAGATGGCTTAAAGGATTTTGTAACAGCGTTTAAAAATAGTTCTGACGAGACTAAAAGATTTATAACGCAAGTCATGTTAATAGGCTCAGTAGCAGGGCCGGCAATTGTTACTCTTGGACTAGCAATTAAGGGCTTAGCTTTAGGATTTGCAACTTTGCTTAGCCCGGTCGCTTTAACTGTGGCTGCTATCGCTACTTTAGCGGCAGGCTTTATATATGCAGGGTATAATTTTGATGCAATAGTTGAAAGATTTAAAGATATTTCATGGTGGAAAAATAGCATTTTAGATATGGCTGCATTTTTTGCAGCTAATATGCCATTACTTGGCGGTGGCGTGGATGTAGCGGCTAAGTTTTTGGCATTAAAAACACCCATCGATGATACTAAGACAGAATTTAAAAGCTTAGGTGAAGTAGCAAAAGAAGTCTTTGCAGACATTACTGGGCTAAACTTCGATAAAGTATTTACTTTAGAAGGGCCAGAAGGGACTAAAGAAACTGGTGATTCTATTGAAAAATCATTCGAAGGCGGTGTAGAATCTGTTAGTGCAATGAGTGGCTTAATAACTAATACGCTTGTGCCATCTGCTAATATGGCAAAAGTAGCCCTCACCGATTTGCCTGGTTTAATAACTACCCCGTTAATCAGCGCGGCTCAGGCCGCTACGTTACTTACAGATATAACTAATACCTTTACTAGTTCTTTCGGTCAGGGTATGGCTAACGTCGTTGTCCAGGGTGAAAAACTTGTAGACACATTAAAAAACATTGGGAAACTATTAGCAAGTGCTGTAATACAAAAAGGAATAAGCATACTTTTAACTGGAGGGTTAGGCGGTACTGGATTCTTTGGCGATGGCGGTGGTATATTTGGATCCTTACTAGGGAAATTAACTGGTACAAAAGTAAACGATGCTCTTATAACTAGCGCTGGTAAAATTGTAGAATTTCACCCTAATGATAACATACTTGCAATGAAAGATCTCGGTGGGCTACAAACCCAGGGTGGGACTCAGAAAGTACAACTAGGTGGAGAGTTCAGAGTCAAAGGTACTGACTTAGTACTAGCACTTGATGAGGCTAACTATTCATTAGGTAGGTAATGGCATACGGACTTAAATACTATTTTGTAGATAAGAAAATAGTAGGCTCAACTACTACCACGTATAAATTTGAAATCCTTGAGGATGGGCATACTGGTGGGTCAACAGAGTGGATAGGTGTAGACATAAGCAGGCAGTATGAAGAGTTATCCTTTCGTAAATTAAATTATCTTCAAAAATCAACCTGTAGTGGCACAATAAGGGTTGAGGATGCCACACAAAGAGGGGTTATAGAGGCAATAGCTGGCTCTGAAATAGGCGACTATAAGATTCAACTAAAAAAGAACGGCACTATAGTTTGGACTGGTCTAGTTGTCCCTGATCTTACAGTTATTGGTGAGGAAAATTACGGCAATCAATCGGCTACCATACAGGCCAAGGATATTTTTATAAAAGGAGACTATCCTTTAACGACATTAGTACCAGATACAAGGGGCATTGAAAAAGCTATTGTTTTAATAGCAGAAATCTTAGATACACTAGGGTATCAGCTTGATATAGTTTCGTATACATCGTGGATAGAAAATGGGTTAACACAGACTGATGATATACTTAACCAGTCATACCATGAAAAAGAGCGCTTTAGAATATATGGGAAAACAGAGGATGAAGCAGACAAAGCTTTAACTAATCAAAAAGCTTTAGAGTATATACTAAAATCGTATGGCCTTATCTTGCGCCAGGTTAATGGAAATTGGAATTTAATACAAGTAACGGCTTTTAATAATATCTCGTCGGTAAGGAAATATGTATACGATTACCAAGGAACACAAACATCCAGTACCGTTACTCATTCAATGGGTACTTCTGCAGGTAGCGATAGTCTATATGTGCAAGGTAGCTCAAGTAATAACTATTTTGCGGGCGTAAAAAAAGTTGCTAGTAATTTTAAACATGATTCAACTATCCAAGGTATTAAGTTTAATCGTGAATACTGGATAGACGATGCTAGTGAATTAGCTAAAAGTCAATACTGGCAGGCTGATGGTACTGGAAATTTAGAATTGTCATTTATTACTTGGTATGCCAAAACAACATCCTCAGATTTAGGTAACCCAGTTATTGCTTCTGTTTCTGTTTACATTGATACTGGTGGTACAGATTATTACTGGGATGGCACATCGTGGGTAACTTCACCCGCGACAATAGAGGTAGAGGTACAAGAGACATACTCAGCTAGAGATTCAGATGATAATTATGTTCATAAAAATGCAGGTATAGCTATTGTTACAGATCCTATACCTGACGATGCTGATGGGACATTAAATGTGAAAATTACACCAGATCCATTAGCACCAAATTATGCTTATTGGTACTTAAGAGACGTGCAGTTTAATTTAACATACTCTGACACGGTAGATGGCATAAGCTCGGCTATAAATTATGAGCTAGAGCAAACCGGTAGTTATTCAGATGAATACGATTACCAAACTTACTATTTTGGAGATGGACCAACATCAGCTTCATTATCAGCTTTAAAAAATTCATCTAGAGCTTTATTAAGTCAATGGAAAAGATACGGAGACGCTTCTACAACTAATCATCAAAATCTTATTTTAAATGAGATCTTAAATGTTAGGAGAAATCAAAGAAGAAATATTCGAGCTAGTTTATACGGGGAGTATGAGCCTGACAATATTTTAGTATATGATAGCAGTAATTTCTTTTTCCTTGGTGGTTCGTGGAGTTCGAAGTCATATCAATGGTCAGGTAATTTTATTGAGTTAAATATACAAGAAGGTAGTGATACACTTACTACTTTTTATATTACTGATGGTCAAGGCACGTCTAGTGGCGCTGTTGGTTCTACCGGTAGCAGTACCGGAACGTCAAGTCTCTATTTAGAGAAAGGTAAGAATTTATCCGACGTACCAACTCCGGCAACGGCTCGAACAAACTTAGGCCTAGAGATTGGAGTTGACGTGCAGGCACACGATGCTCAGCTCGATACGCTTTCCGGACTTAGCTCCGGCCAAGCAGATGATATAGTAGCGATTACAGAGGCAGAATACACGCAAATACAGAACATCGATAGCGTAACCATATCTAATACTCAATGGGGATATCTCGGCGCTCTAGATCAAAATCTGACAACTACGAGCGATGTACAGTTTGACGATATTACTGCTACCGGTGTTATAAGAACAAATGAACTAGATGCTCAAGCGGATTTAATTTGGAATACTGCGACAGAAGTTTGGAATACAAGCGACTATTACTTTACTGGTGCAATAAATCTAGCAGGTAGCTTA